AACGAGCCCTCGCGCTGCTCTAACTCGACCTACCAGGTCTGAAATCTCCCCGATCGCGCGCCGGCGCGGTCGGTGTCTGCATTCGTCCGGCGCCAACCCCCTCAAAGGCCGATAGGCCGGGAGAACCCCACATGAAGAAAAATTATCTGGTGGGCGCCGCGCTGGCGGCGCTCGGCCCCCTTTCCGCGACCGAGCGCAGCATGGGCCGCTACATGCGCGACCCCGCAGGGCACCGGTTCAGCGGCGCCGCGTCCCTGGCTGCCGTTCGCAGCTCGCGTAATGCGATTGTCGAGCAGATGCGTGGCATGCTCGCCGTCGCTGCCGAGGATGGTGATCGCGACCTGACGGCCGAGGAGGCAACTGCCTATGACGCACTGCAGGAGCAGGTTGCCGGCTTCGATACCCGGATCGCTCGGCTGACTGGCTTCGCCGCAACCGAAGCGGCTGGCGACGCCGGCACTCCGGCCGCTGCGCGTCGCGGCGGGCCCAGCTCGATCCCGGCAGGACCGGGCGCGAAACGCGAATTCGAGAGCTTCGGCGAATTCATGTCGGCCGTCCGCTTCAACCCGAACGATCAGCGCCTCACCTTCGTCGAAGGCGTCGGTGCCGAGGGTGGAGAAGAGTTCAACGCCGAAATGCGTATGGACAACAACACGCAGGGTGGCTTCATGGTCCCTCCGCAGCTTCGCGAGACGATCATGCAGGTCGCGCCGCAGGACGCGCTCGTACGGCCTCGGGCGAACGTCATCCCGGCCGGCTCGCCGCCTGATGCTGGCGTGACGATTCCCGCGCTCCACCAGACCGGCAGCACGAACAACATGTTAGGCGGTGTGCAGGTCAAGTGGATCGGTGAAGGCGACGACAAGCCGGAGACTGATGCCAAGCTGCGCGAGGTCACGCTGATCCCGCACGAGGTGGCCGGCTTCGTGACGATCACCGACAAGTTGCTTCGCAACTGGCAGGCGGCGAGCGTATTCATCGAGAACCTGCTGCGCGGTGCGGTCACGGGCGCGGAGGACTATGCTTTCATCCGTGGTACCGGCGTCAGCCAGCCGCTTGGCGCGATCAACGCCGGCGCGATGAAGTTCATCGGCCGGACCACGGCTAACCATGTCGTCTATGCCGACCTGGTCGCGATGGTCGCCCGCTTCCTGATGCGTGGCGGCCAGTCGCCGATCTGGTCCATGCCGCAGTCGGCGCTGGTCGATATCGCGACGATGACCGATCCCGAAGGCCACTACATCTGGCAGCCGCTGGCGGTCGATGGCTTCGCCGGCACGCTGCTCGGTTACCCGGTCCGCTGGAATAACCGCATGCCGGCGCTCGGCTCCAAGGGAGACATCGTCCTGGTCGACTGGTCGCAATACCTGATCAAGGACGGCAGCGGGCCGTTCGTCGCAGCCAGCGAGCACGTCAAGTTCACCTCGAACAAGACCGTGATCAAGATCTTCTGGAACGTCGATGGTGCGCCCTGGCTCACCGCGCCGATCATCGAAGAGAATGGCTACGAGGTTTCGCCCTTCGTCGGCCTCGACGTCCCCGGAGCCTGACGGGCGAGGCGTGAGCCTCGCCCCACTTTCCATCCGCGAAAGCCCTGCGGACGCTTCGGCGAACGGTTCTTCCAGTATCGAAAGGATTTTCGAAATGCGCGATCTCGCGAATTCTATCCACATCGTGCGGGCCATCTCGCCCGCAGCGGCTGTTGCCGACAACACGCCAATCGTCTCGCAGATCATCGACGTGAGCGGCTATAACAGCCTGGTGTTCCTCCTGAACCTCGGCGCCCTTGTCGATGCAGACGCGACCTTCGCCGTCACCGTCGATCACGGCGATGCAGCCAACCTTTCCGATGCGGCGGCAGTGCCCGCTGCCAACCTGACGGGCACCCTGGCGGCGGCGTCGTTCAACTTCGGCGACGACAATGAGCTGCGCAAGATCGGCTATGTCGGCAGCAAGCGCTATGTGCGGCTCACCGTCACGCCGGCGAATAACACCGGCAACGCCTTCGTCTCGGCGATCGCGCTGCTCGGCGATCCGCGCTTCGCGCCGCTGCCGAGCCTGAACACCTGATCCGGCGGGGCGCGGCTCCGGCCGCGCCTCCCGTGTCCCTTCCGAGGAGGACGTCATGAGATATCCGGTTATTGCCGAATGCGTCGATGCGCGCACCGGCAAGCGCTATTTTGCGGGCGACACGTTCGACCCCGCCCCCGATGCCGATCAGGCGATCCGCTTGCTTGCCGCAGGAGTGATCACCGAGGACGACAGCGATGGCGCCTTGCGCATGTTCCTCGCGCTCGCCGATGACGAGAACGGCGCCGGCATGAAGCTGATCGACCTTGCCGGCTATCGCTTCGTCGGCATCGCTGTCGGCCGGGAAGCGCCGGCTGATCCCGGCGCATTCGACTGGGGTGCCATCGAAAGGGATGCAGGTGAGACCGGCGTTCTGATCGAGCCTGAAACCGATGGGCTGGACGAGCTCCTCGTTGCCGCTCTGAAAGACATTGCGGCAAAGGAGGATGTCACCCTGGAACCGCGCGCGAACAAGGCGGCGATCATCGCCGCGATCCGGGCGAAGCGTGCGGAATCTGCCACTGCCGATGAAGGCGACAAGTCCGAAGACGATGGGCTGGACGCTCTGGATGATGCAGCGCTCGCGGCCAAGGTGAGTGAGCTCGGCGTCACGGTCGACGCTGGCGCCGACCGTGCTGTGGTGCTGGCGGCGATCCGGGCGGCTCCGAAGGTCGGCTGATGCGCGTCACGGTGATCACGCCGCCCGAGCCGTTCATCACGGTCGAAGAGGCCAAGGCTCGGGTGCGCGTGCTCGCCGATGACGAAGACGGCCTTATCGAGGATCTGATCGCCTCGGCTACGGCGCATCTGGATGGGCCGGACGGCTGGCTCGGACGGGCGCTGGGGCGTCAGACGCTCGAGGCGCGCGGCGATTTCTTCCGCGATCGCCGCTGGTACCTGCCCTATCCGCCCGTGATCGAAATCGAGGCGCTGACCTATCTTGATCATGACGGTGTCGAGCAGACGCTAGACCCGACCGCCTATGAGCTGCGCGGGCACCTGATCGAGCGCGCCTTCGCGACGCGCTGGCCGCTGGTGCGGTGCGATGATGAAAGCGTCCGTGTGCTCTACACGGCCGGTTATGACGCGGTGCCGCGCCCGATCTGCGCCGCCATCCTGCTGATGGTCGGCGATCTCTACGCCAATCGCGAGACGACCGTCGCGAGCGCAAATTCAATCATCGTGCCGATGAGCACGACTGTCGAAAACCTGCTCATGCCCTTCCGGGTGTGGGCCTGATCGCCTCTCAACCAAGGAGCAAGTCATGCGCAGAGTAGTCATCAGCCCGGTCACGGACGGCACTGGCGCCGCAACCGCGTATTCCCCGCGAATCTCGGGGCTCGTACATTCGGTCACCTATGTGAAGCGTGGCAGCAACGGCTACGCCAACGGCGTCAGCGTCCTGGCGACGGCCGAGGCGACTGGCGAGCAGATATGGTCGGAAGCCGCAGTCAATGCGACCGCTACCCGTCATCCTCGAGGGCCGACCCATAGCACTGCCGGAGCTGCGGCATTGTACGCGGCAGGCGGCGCGGCCGTTCAGGATGCGATCGGTCTCGGCAACGACCGGATCAAGGTCGTGATCGCCGGCGGTGGAGATACCAAGGGCGGTGACTTCCACTTCGTCCTGAAAGACTAGGCGAGCCACGTGTCATCGCGCGGCCAGTACGACCGGAAGGTCGAGTTCCAGCGCGCGAATATCGCGCGTTCGGGGCTCGGGGTGGAGCAGGCACCGAGCTGGTCGCAGATCGAGCCGGCCTGGGCGAAGATCCTCTACGGTCGCGGCGAGGAACGGCGGAGCGCTGCGGCCGAGGGTTCAGTCCTGACTGCCACTTTTCGGGTATTGACGACGGAGAATCTGCGCACTGTGACGGAAGATGATCGCATCCTCTACGGCACAGAGGCGTGGGACATCATCAGCGTGGCGCCGATCGGCCGTGGTGAAATCGAGTTCGCCGCGAAGCGCGCGAGACAGTAACGATGCCGATGGAGGAAGACCTAGTCGCCCGCCTTGTCGGGGTGCCGGCGATCGCGGCCATCATCGGCACGCGCGCCGCCTGGTTCGAGCTGCCGCGCGCTGAAGGCCTGCCGGCGATCATGCTGACGATGGTCTATCCGGGCGAGAACTGGACGCATGAAGGGCCGATGGCGCTTGCATCGCCCCGCGTCCAGTTCGACGCCTTCGGACAGGACGACACGACCGTCGCCACGCTGGCGCGGCTGATCAAGGCCGAGATGCAGCGGACCGATTCCGTCATCGTCGGCGATACGGAGTTCCTGCCGCCCGCGACCCTCGAGCTTTCGCAGCTGATGAAGGATCAGATCGGCGGCACCGACATGATGCCAGGCCTGCCGGTCTATCGCTGGCTGCTCGATTTCAATTTCAATTGCCAACCCGCAACCTGAAGGGGTTTTGAACGATGACGAAAGCTGCCCAGACGAACTTCGGTTCGGAAGTATGGATGGCCCCTGCGGGCGATCCGCTTGTGATGGTCGCCGAGCTGATTTCGCTCCAGCCGCCTGCCGATACCCGCGACACGATCGACGTGACGACGCACGACAGCGAGACGGACGCGAATGGCGGCGTGCCGATGGAGTTCATCGGGGAGCCGGTTTACGATCCCGGCGATTTCACCTTCAAGGTGAACTACATCATGAACTCGACCGGCGACCAGATGATCCTCGCCGCGCTGGGCGATCCGATCCCGTGGGACATGAAGCTGGTCGGAAAGTCGGACGTTGGCCAGCGCCAGCTCGCCGGCTCCGGCATCGTCACCAGCTACGCCCCGGACGATCAGCCGATCAAGGGCGTCCGCACCGCCACCATCAAGGTGAAGCGCTCGGGCGTGTGGGTGCAGGGGCCGGTGACCTGATATGCCGGTCGCACTGAAAGGCGAGGCGACCGTCACGGTCGCGGGGGAACGCTTCGACCTGGTGATGGACAATGCCGCGTGGATGGCGGTCGAAGCGGTGCTCGACAGAAGCTTCCTCGACATCACGGTGGAGATCGTGACAGCGGCCGCGCGGAATCAACATCTGAAGCTATCGACGGCTGCCGGGCTGCTCTATGGCGCTACCCGCGCCAACCATCCCGAACTCGACCTGGAAGCGTGCGGCGGCCTGGCGCGGGGTGGCGGCATGGATGTGATGACGCCGCTCTACGATGCGGTCGCCGGCTCACTCAAATTCGCGGAGCCCGGCGCGGGGGAAGCGAAGCCCGTGGCGGTGCGGGCGAAGAAGAAGCCGCGTGGGACTGGGAAAAAATCCTAGACCAATATCTGGAGGCGGGCGGCACGAGCGCCAGCTTCTATCGGGAGACGCCGAAGACGACGCTGGCGACGATCCGCGCCTATCATCGTCGGCGCGGCTGGCTGGCCTGGCAGACGGCGGTGTTGCAGCGTTTCGAGTTCAAGGACGGGTTCCCGACATTGCACGAGCTGATGGGAACGGATCCGGTCGCAGCGCCGCAAACCCCTACCGACCTGGTCCATACGATGGGACTGTGGGGATCAGCTCTGGCGCGGAAGCGGCGAATGTGATCTTCTCTCGGTTTGTGAGAGGTGAAACCATGCGGCATTGGTGCGTCAATTTCGTGGTTGTCGTGATATTGTTGGCTGGTTGCCAGCGTGACGATCCAGTCGCATCGGCGAAGCGCCGACTTGAAATGATCAAGAAGGCAAGCCCTTCCGATCTCTATGCGATTTGCGATGCGGGTCGCCGCGTAGAAGAGGCATATTTGCAGGCGCAAGATCAGAAAGGCTACGAGGCAGCCAAACTCTCTGCTGATCTGGACTGTCACACAGCTGAGATTCAGCGGCACTTAGGCGCATAGGTTGCGATCGGTGCGTGTCGCCGGCCCGATCTATTGGGCATCAGTCTAATCAACTGAAGAAAATCATTTCGAAGGCATTGGCCGTCTGGAGTGGTCCAGGCGGCTTTCGCCCGTTGGAAGGACGCCGCCACGTGAAATTCGCGCCGATCATGGTCGACGGGTTCGATGAACTCGACGCCCAGCTCGCCGCGATCGGCACGGCACTGGCGACTGAGGCCGCTGATGAGGCGGTGCATCGTAGCGCTGATCTGCTGCGCGACGCATGGATTCAGGGCGCGCCTTATCGCGCTGGCGACCGGAGCAAGTACGGGCACCTGCGCACCAATATCCGCGTGCGGAAGGTCGATGCTCGCAAGGCGACTGCGGTGGTTTACGCCGTCACGACCGGGAACGCCTTCTGGGGTTATTTCCTCGAATTCGGGACGGCCATGATGGCGGCGCGCCCGTGGGCGCGGCCGATCGTCGAGGGGCTGCGCGGCAGGCTGGTCACCGTCCAGATCGAGGTCCTGCAAGCGAAGATCGATGAAGCAATCGCCGGCGCGCCCAGATTCGGGCCTGTTCGGGCCAATGGAAGGAACGCCTGATCTATGTCGGCTCTCGCGAATCTCACCACCTATATCGGTGCGGAGAACAAGAGCCTGCTCAGCACGATCGAATCGTCGCGCGGGGCGCTCAAGTCCCTGCTCTCCCAGATAGACCCGGTCGCAACGGCGACCGAGCGCTACAACAAGAAGGTCGATCTGCTCGACAAGGCATTGGCCAATGGCAGGATCAGCCAGGACGTCTATGCCAAGGGGCTGAGCTTCCTGAAGACCAGGCTCGACGATGCCAGCGGCAGCCTGGAGCGTCACGGCTCCAGCCTCGGCAACGCCCGAATGGCGCAAATGGAATTGACGCATGTCATCCGCGCCTCCTCCGATGCCTATGCAGCGGGCGCATCGCCCCTGCAGATCTTCAGCGTCGAGATTGGTCGCGTTGCCGAGGCTGCGAGCTTCGCTGGTGGTAGCCTCGGTAAGTTCGGGGCTCTCATGGCCGGCCCGTGGGGAATGGCGATCACGGCTGGCGCCGTCGTATTGTTGCCGCTGATCGCGAACCTGTTCAAGACGAACGATGCGGTCGGAGAGCTAGTCAAGAAGCTAAAGGAAGACGCGCAGGCCTCGATCGATGCCGCGATCGCGAAAGAGCGCTTCGGTCGCACGCTTGAAGGCGTGGATGCGGCGATCCGTGATCATACTGCGGCGTTGAAACAGCAGCTTACTGTCGACAGGGACGTTGCCGATCAGGCGAATCGCCAGGCTCAGGCCGATTTGCAGACGACGCTCAACATCCGAAACAAGACGGCTGCGACGCTCGCCTATGTGCGGGCACAGATGGCGGCGGACGAGGCGGATACAAAATCGCCGGACATGAACCGCCAGTTCCGATTGCAGCAGGCGCGCGCAGCCTTGCCAAAACTCGAGGCTGACCAGGCTGCTGCTGATGCCGCTGTTCAAAAGGCAGATCAGGAATTGCAATTATCCCGCATCGCCCTGGCGGAGGCCGAAGCGAAGCGGATGGTCGATCCTCTCGCGCGGATCAAGAAGCTCTATGACGATCAGCGTGACGCGGCGGTAAAGGCTGCTGAAGCCCAGGCGAAGTCCGGCCATATCGTCTTGAATGTGCTGACCCAGCAACTGGCAGCCATCGAGAGGAATCGCGACGCAGCAATGAAGGCCGCTCAGGCGGAGCGCTCCGGCGCCAATCACGAGACGGGCCGGCAGATCACGGCCGCGCAGGGTGCGGACATTGTGCGGGGCATTGGCGGAACCGTCACCAGCCAGGGCCGCACCCATGAAAAGCAGGCCGAGCTCTACGCAAAATATCTGGCCGGTACCGGCTCCCTCGCGGCCAAGCCCGGTACAAGCATGCACGAATGGGATCAGGCGGTCGATATCGCGAAGACTGTCGGCATATCGTTGGCGAAGATTCGCAAGGCCTTCGAGGACAAGGGTGTTCACCTCACCGAGCTGCTGGACGAAGGCGATCACTTCCATGCCGGCTGGGGCAAGAAGGGGAAGTCCGGAGAGCAGCTCGCCCGCGAGGCCGAGACCAAGCGCCAGCAGCAGATCGCACGCGCGGAGGCCTATTCTCAGGAGGAGGCGGCAGCCCAGCGTCGTCTGGTCGACGCGCAGAAGAAGACGGCGGATACGGCCGAAGAGCGTTATCAGCTCGCCGTCCAGGCGATCAACGCCGATGCCGCTGCGCGCTCCACCCAGATCGACAATGAGCTGGCGGCGAAGAAGATCACGCCGGCGCAGAAAGCGCATCTGGACAGCCTGAACGAGGCGACCCGGCTGCAGCTGCTCGCTAACGCGGTCGAGACGAAGAACCTTGCCGACCTCGAGGAGCGGGTGCGGCTCGAGCGGCTCGATCTGGACAATGCCAATGCTCTGTTGCGCGGAGGCCTGGATGCGGCGCGCACGCAGGAGGAGCGGCGCCAGCTGCAGCTCCAGATGCTCGACAATGAGAAGGCGGAGGCGCTCGCCGCGCTCGAGCTGCGCCGGGTCAAGGAGAAAATGACCGACGCGGAATATGAACGGCTTAAAACGAGCATAGACATCGGCGACAAGAACGCCCGCGCAAGCGTGACCCGCGACACGATGGGGCCGTGGGACCGCTGGCTGAACGACGCGCCGAAGACTGCGGCCGAGGTGAAGGAAACGCTTGAAAGCATCCAGGTGCGCGCGATCGACGATCTCAATCGCGGGCTCGCTGATGCCACCACCAACGCGCTGCACTTACACGGCGTGCTCGGCCAGGTGGTCAGCGACCTGATCGAGATGGTGCTCAAAATGGGCGAGGCGGGCGGTGCCAATGGCGGCGGCATCGGCGGGTTCCTCAGTGGGCTTGGGAAGGGACTTGGCGCCATCTTCGGTGGCGGTGGTGGCGGCGGCGGCGGTTTCACGCCCTCTGGCGTCTCGGCGTCGATGAATACGCTGCTCGACTCGATCGGGCATTCTTACCCCGGCTTTGCTAGCGGCGGCAGTTTCGACGTCGGAGGGCGTGGCGGGATCGACCGCAACATCCTGTCTATCAACGGCGTGCCTCGTGTGCGTGTCAGCGCGACCGAGCGGGTGACGGTGACGCCAGCCAATCAGCTCGGCGGCGAGCCCACCATTGTGCAGCTGGTCGTTGGGCCGGGGCAGATATTCGAGCCGGCCGTCACAGCCATTTCAGGCAACGTCGCCGTGCAAACCGTGCGCCAGGCCGGCATCGGCGCCGGCCGCGCGCAAAGGCAGAGCCTCTGATGTCGATCGACCTTACCGCGCTGCCGATCCGCGCCGCCACGCCCATGCCCTATCGGGCCGGTGGCGTGCAGGCCTCGGCGCTGGGCGGCGCAATCCTGCAGGTCGATCGCATGGGAGACCGCTGGTCCTTCCAGTTCGAAACGCCGATGATGCAGCTCGAGCCGGATGGGCGGCAGTGGCAGGCGCTGTTCGACCAGGCCGAGCGCGCGGGTGCGATCGTCCGCGTCGTCCAGCCCGGCTTCGTCGCGATCGCGCCTGGCGCGCCAATCGTGGCGGCCGATACCGCCCTCGGCCGCGCGATCCCGCTGTCTGGGCTCACCCCGGCCTATCCGATCCGCGCCGGCCAATGGCTGAGCATCATCAGCGGTGGCCGGCGCTATCTCGACAAGGCGGTGGCGGAGGTCGTCGCTGACAGTGCCGGGCTGGCGACGGTGACGATCAAGAACCTGATCCGCGCGCCGCTGAGCGCAGGCGACGTGGTCGAGCTGGCGGTGCCGAAGATCGAAGGCGTCATTTCCGGCGATTTCAACGCACCCTGGCCGTCCAACCGTCTTTCCTCCTTTTCCTTCACGGTAACCGAAGTCCGATGATCGACCGCATCTGCCTAGCCGGGCTGCTCAAGCTTGAGCTGCCCGGTCATACCGTGCTGCTCTGCGACGGCGGCACGCTTTTGTTCGAGGGCGACACCTATCTGTCCGAGGACAGCGTGTTCGGCACGATCGCCGCGATCGAGGCGGTGACGGAGGGCATCGGCGACCAGGCTCCGGCCGCGACGATAACTTTCGCGCCGCAACCGGATGCGGCCGCAGCCGATCTTAGCAACGCGGCGATGCAGGGCTCGCGTCTGCGGACATGGATCGCCGAGGTGGATTACGACACTGGCGTCATCCTCGGCACACCGGACCAGCAGACCGATGCGGTGATCGACGTGCCGCGCCTGAAGATTGGCAAGGGCAAGCGGCTGGTCGAGATGGACTTCGTGTCGAGCCTCGAGCGGCTGTTCATCATCGGTACCGGCAACGTACTGTCGGGCGAATTCCATCGCCGCGTCTGGCCCGGTGAGCGCGGCTGCGACAATGCGACGGGCGTCGAATACACCTTCGCCTGGGGCGTCGGGTCGCCGCCACGAGGCGGCACGCCCAGCACGGTGCCCGGCATCATCTCCGCGATCGTCAACAGGAAGTCGTCATGACCGGGCGGATTAACCTCGCTGATCGTGCCGAGATCACGAAACGGACAATCGACAAATATAGGTTTGAGGCGCTCAGTTTCGAGAGACAGGTGACGTGCCTGCACTTGTTCCGCGATCACCTGATCGCGTTCGGCCACACCCCTCCGGAGATCCCGCCTTTCGCCTCGGTTCGCGGCGCCGCCAAGGCGATGAAGCGCGCGGGACACGGCAGCCTGTCGGCGATCGCCGACAAGGTACTGCCAATGGCGCGCATCGCACCAGCGCAAATGCTGGTCGGCGATATCGGCCTGCTGCCGGGCACTCCATTCGAGGCGATCGTGATCTGGGCCGGTGGCAAGATGTTCGGCTGGCACGACAGTGACCTGTCGCGTCTTTCGGTGATCACGGACGTGCCGCTCGATACGTTCATCGCGGCGTGGAGGGTCTGATGAGCGGTGTCTTAAAAGCGATAGGCAAGGTCGCTGGCGTTGTCGCGGTTGGGTTGTCGCTCTTCGTTCCAGGACTTAACGCGGCAGTGATTGCTGCGGTCGCGGCCGTTGGTGTCGCTGCACAGATCGGTGGGACGCTCCTTGCCAAAAAGCCAGTGCCGACTGGGTCCTCGACCCAGATCACGATCGGCGCCAACCAGCCATCGTCGATGATCCTCGGACGATGTTACGCGGGCGGCGCGCGGGTGCACCAGATCGGTTACGGAACGGGCGACGGCATTTCCAACGTGTTCGCCGCGCTCGTCGACATCTATTCGGTCGGCGGCCCGGTCGAGGGGCTGATCGCGACTTATGCGGATTTCGCCGAGGTGACGTTCGACGGAAGCACCAACGCGATCGGCTTCTATCACGACAATTTTCACCGCACCTATCAGCTCGGGGCGACGCCCGAAGCTGCCGCGCTCGAGCCTTGGTGGGCGGGCACGCCCGACTGGGGCAGCGACTATAAGCTGAGCGGCAAGGCGGCGATCTTCTGGAACGCGGGTTTCCCTAAGAAGGGCGACGTGTTCCATTCGGGCTTCCCGCAGACGGGCGCGGAGTGGGATGGCGTGCGCGCCTATGATCCTCGCCTCGACAGCACCTATCCGGGCGGCTCGGGCACGCAGCGCTGGGCGTCGCCGGCCGATACGAGCGATTTCAGCGCGGCCAAGCCGACATGGACCTTCTCGAAGAACCCGGGCGTGCATGGCCTGCGCTACGCGCTCGGCAACTGGGACCGGGACGAGGACAATCCGGACGCAACCTATCTGCTGACCTTCGGCATGGGCTTGCCGTTCGACGGCATCGTGGTCGCGGATTTCGTCGAGTGGGCGAATGTCTGCGATGCCAATGGCTGGGAGATCAACGGCATCGTTTCCGAGCCTGGTGACCGCTGGAACAATCTGAAGGATATCTGCGCGGCCGGCGGGGCCGAGCCCTGCATCAAGGGCGGGCGCCTCGGCCTGCGCATCTCGGCGCCGAGGGTGTCGCTCGACACGATCACGCGCGAGGATCTTGCCGATGACGATCTGTCGGTACCGGCGACGCGCAGCTATCGCGACCGGCTCAACACCATCATCCCGAAATACAAGTCGCCGGACCATAAATGGGCCTATGTCGCATCCAGCCCGGTGCAGGTGACCGACTATGTGACGCTGGACGGCGAGGAGCGCAGCGAGGAGCGGCAGTTCAACCTGGTCACCAGCGCCGACCAGGCCGCGCAGCTCGCCGCCTATGACCTGGTGAACGGGCGCGAGCGCTTCCCGATCGAGCTGGTCTGCAAGCCGCGCCTGCGGCTCTACGCGCCGGGCGACCAGCTGACGGTCGACCTTCCCGAGGCCGGGCTGGTCGCGCAGGATTGCGTGATCCTGCGCCGCTCGGTCGATCCGGTCACGATGAAGGTGACGCTGACGCTGATGGAGGAGACGGCGTCGAAGCATAGCTTCGCTCTAAGCGAGACAGGCACATCGCCGCCCGCGATCTCGATCGAGACTGCGGGCGCGATCGACCAGGTGACCTATGGCACCGCAGCGCGGATCTCCGCGATCATCCGATCGGCCTATACCATCCCTGTGGTCATCACAGCCGCAGATGCGGGGACTTCGGCGAGCGTCACAATCCCGGATCAAAGCTGGGATTACCCTGACGGCACGGCGGATGTGACCCGCACAGGTGGCACGATCACAGGCCTCGCATACGACACGCCATATTATATCTGTTTCGACGACGCGACGCTCACTGACGAGACGCCCACCTATCTGGCTGTCGCAACCTACCTGGGTGCGATCAACAGCAGCGCGCACCCGTTCCGCCATTATCTCGGTTACGTGGCCACGCCGGCCGCTGGCGGCGGTGGCACGACCGGTGGCGGTGGCGGTGGCGGCTATGGTTGCACCACCATCACGTCGCTGATCCTCATGGCGAATGCAGCGCATGACGGGCCGGGAGAATGGAAGCCAGCCGGGGACGTGCGGGTCAGTGACTGGGTCTGGACCCGGCACGAGCACGATCCGGACGGGCCATGGGGCGCGTATCAGGTCGCGGCGATCAGATTCCTCGAGCGCGACATCCTGTCCTGCCCCGGGCATCCGGACGCAACGCCCGAGCATCCCTTCTGGCATGACCACTGGGTCCAGATGGACGAGATCGGCACGAAGGCAGGCCGCGCGACGATCGCCCATATGACGATCGCCGGCGCGCACACCTATGTCGCCAGGCACCCGGATGCCGAGGCGGGCGTGCTGTCGCACAACAAGCAGGCCGAAGACCCGTTCCTCTGATCCCCGGTCGGGCGCTCGGGTCAATTTCGAACACATGCGGCGAGGCCGCTCGCCAACATTTCAGGAGTTTAAGATGGGTGCCAAGGCATGACCCCCGGCCGTCTGGACCTGCGCGTGCAGCGCTGGGTGCCCTTCCTCTATTCGATCGAGGTTCCCGGCATCGATCTGAGCGCCGCGACTGTGCTCCGCGCCCAGGTGCGGCTCTATCGCGACGCCGCTGGCGACGCTCTGCTCGATCTCACCAAGCAGACGGCCGGAACCCAGGGCATATCGGTCACGTCGGCGACGGTCGATGGCTCGCCGACTTCGACGATCGTCATCCAGATCGATGAGGCGAACCTCGCCGACCTTCTGCCTTATCCGGATTCCGGCGTGCCGGCCGGCAGCGACGTCGCGCTGGTGTGGGACCTTGTGATCACCTGCGCGCCCTTCGGCAAACGGCGCTGGCTGGAAGGCAGCTTCACGATCGTCGCGGGAGTGACCCACTGATGGCCGACGCAATCGTCAATCTTGTGGACGACACGGTCATCGTGAAGATCCCCGGCGCGGACCTCGTTTCGCAGTTAGTCGAGCAGGCCGCTGGCTATGCGGCAACGGCGGAGGCAGTGCTCGAGGATCCCGGCTTCGTCGCGGTCGCGGGCGACCTTCTCGACCCGGCCAGCAAGATCGACGCCGTCGCCGGCGGGGTGATCAACCTCGCGACGATCGCTGCAGCGGCAAGCCAGACAGCGGCGGATCGGGTGCAGACCGGTGTGGACCGCACCGCGACCGGTGTCGATGTTACGGTCACCCATGCCGATGTGGCGCTGACGCACGCCGATGTCGTCGCTGCGGACCTTTCCGCGCAGCAGGCGGCGGCGGCTGCCATCGCGAACAACACCTTCCTTGCCGCCCATTCGACAGCGCTTCCGCGCGGCCTGTCGAGCATCACGATCGGCGGCACCGCGATCACCGGCGCGACGCCCGGCACCTATGCCCTGACGCCGGTCGGCGGCTCAGTGACGGGGATCGCGGCGAACCTTGTGGTCGATACCGCCACCACGGCGCACATCGTCATCACCAACCCCGGCCTTAACCTCACCGGTGGCACGACCGTCCCGACGTTCGCCAACCCTGCCGGCGCCACACTGCCGGGGGGCACGACCCTGACGGCGGTACTGGGGCCGCTGATCCCGACCAGCGGCGCATACTGGGCGCCGACATCGGACAGCCTCTACCTGGCGCGCTGGAGCAACGATGGGACAGCCACGCCGGCGGCGGTGCTCAATCCCGATCTGTCGCAGGTCAAGATGCCGACCAAGGGCGTCACCGACGCGCTGAAGGCCAGCCTGGTAACGCTCGCGCCCGAAAGCGGCTATGCCTATGGCGTGGGCGCCTGGGACGCTGACGGGTTCACCTTCCGGGCCTCGATCCTGATCGATCTCGCCGGCGCGATCTCGTTCGTCGGATCGGTATCTCTCCCGGCCGCCACGGTCACGACCGCCAACCTCGACGCGGCGACGCAATCCCTGCTGATGGTGCCGCTCGCGCCGGAGACGGGCTACACCTTCGCGATCGGCGGCTATGATGCGGATGGCTTCACGTTCCGCGCGTCGTATCTGATCGCGCTCGACGGGACCGCGTTCGCGAGCGTGGACGCCCGTTCGGCGCTGGCGATCAACCGGCCGGTGATCACCGGGGCGAATGCGAACTATGCGATCATGCAGATCCCGACCGGGAACGGCACCTATCGGATCGACAGTCTGTCCCGTGCCGCTGCGGGCAAGCGGATCACCCTCACGAGCAGCGGCTGCAATGCGATCCTGACGCCGGATGACTACGTCCTGTTGGATGACCCGACGCAAACCGGGAACGTGCCGACGCAGCGATGCGTACCGGCGGCCGGGGGCACCGTTCGAGGCGCTGTGCCCGGCCTGCGGATTCGCGAGACGGGCGACAGCCAGTTCCTGCCTGTCAACGCACCAGTGGCGCCCTATCGCGACGTAGATATCTACCCCGGCTGGACGCTGGTCACAGGCAACAATTCGCTTTCGGGAATAGGGACGCAGCGAAGCGACATGATCGCCGCGCGTCGCGGGCTTCCGGTTGCGATAACCCTGCCAGGAAATAGCCTGCCGGCATCGGGCAGCGTGGAACCGAGCGCCATGCTCGTCACCGGTGGCCAGACCGATCGCAACGCCTCGGATCGCGCCCTGCGCACCTCGGCGGGCTCCGGCCCGCAGACATGCGGCCCGCTCGCCTACACGACCAATACGAGCCTAGCGATAACGCTGCTCGGTCAGCCATGCTTGCTCTCGACCAACGGGAGCGGCGTTTACGGCATCTCACAGGTCGGAGGCACGGGAGCACTCGCGGTTCCGCCCAACTCGACCTTCACCGTCGATCAGCTTGGCACGGACGACTATATCGCGGTGTTCGAGGGTGGCCGGAACAATCCGCTCGAGCCGATACAGGTCCGCGCCGATCACGCCTTCATGCGCAGCTCCGTCACGTCTTATGTGAAGCACATCATCGGCGTCGGGGTAACCACCAAGTCTGACGGCACGGAGCCGGCCGGGTCGGCCGTTCATAATGGCATGTTGCAGATCAACACCTGGCTCGCTGCCGACTACGGCGGCGACGGCTTCGGCTTCATCGACATGCACAAGATGATCAACGGCATCGCCCCCTATAACGGGACCGGAACGTCGATCGTCGTCAACGCAGATGGGTCGCGCACGATGCCCAGCTGGGCCGCGCGTATGGGCGTGACGCTCACGAGCGGTGACCTTGCGAATATTGCGATCGACCAAACGCCACCCAGCGCGACCAGCGATGGGCTGCACTGGGTCGCCAGCGTCGTCGCGGCCCGGCGCCTGACGCAGCGTGAAATGATCAACCTCAACGGCTGGAGCACTACGCCATGACGAGCGGCCTCATGATCAATACGGGCCAACCCAACCCGAACGGGCGGGCGGTATCGCTCTACGATCGCGGCATCTTCCCGACAGCCGGCGACCTGGTGCTGTTCGACGCGGCGCACTCGCTGCAGGGCCTCGGGCTCACCACGATCCCGACCAATGGGCAGACGATCAAGAACCTCGCCCGATTGAAGGCCGCGAAGGTGCTCAGCCTTACCTCGTCCGAGGCCGACATGGCGACGACCGACCTGAGCTTCGTCCGGGGCGTCGGCACCCATTCTAGCCTCGCACGCACCGCAAAGGGCGGGCTCGATTTCAATATCGGCACGTCCGGATCGGCCTCGACCGACAACGCCTATCTTTCGGCGCCGGTCGCGGTTCGGAACTTCATCTCGGCGAACACCGCGAATCTGCTCGACCCGGCCAAGGATCACCTGGCTATATCGATCTGGCAGCGGCCACGGCGTGCGGCGATTTCCACGCAGCCGGGGATCGCGGGGGTATTCACGACCGGCAATGCCTATGCGAATGTCATCCTGACCGGGGGCAGCAGCAGCCCCACCACGGGAACGCTCGAGGGGTCGCTCAACGCGATCGGCTACGCGCAGACGCTGGACACGCC